CTTGACGCATAGCACCTGGGCCACGTTGAATAAAATTAGCTCCAGGTACCGCACCTTGTAAAAGGCCTTGAAAGAAAGCACCTTCTTTAGCACTTTCTTTAAAAGCCTTTTGTATTGATTGTAGGTTTTTTTCGACTTGTCCCGATCGCTCTTCAACTTTACCTAGATCATCTATTAACTTTTTATAGGCATCACTCCCACGCTCGGTTTTATCTAACTCCTTATTTAATTGTGTTTGACGTTGAACTAACTTACGTAATTGTTGTTCTAGCCTACTTGATTCTTCCCGTGCCGCCGCTACCGCCGCTTTACCCTTTTGACCTAAACGCTCGGTAGCAGAGGACGCTTGACTAATACCTTTTGTTTTAGCTTCTAGGATAAATTCAGTTTTGCTAGGCATGATTATCCTCAGCTTCCCTAATACGTTTTAAATCATCAACCGTCATGGTTAGATCAGGCATTTCACCTTTCGCCAGTTGCTCATCCCAATAATCGGCTAGATCATCTTGTGTCACTTTAATATCTTCCCCATCACCAATAGCGTTATTGAGTATACGCAATTGTTCCAATAAAACTTCACGCCTAGACTTAGGTTTGTCGTCATCTTCTTCAAGTTCAATTACTACCTCTTTACGACGTAACAATAAATCTTCCATCATTTCTTGATTTAATTCCGGAAAGGTTTGATCCCTAAATAGAAGATGATTAGGCGGAAGTTTATATTTTTTACTCCACCAACGTTTAAGATTAGCTAAGCCATTTTCAACATTAGCTTTCGCTGCCTGAAATATCCGCGTCCCATCCGAGAAAATAAGCCTCATGCGAGGCCGCCTCCTCATACAATTTACCTATAATTTTAGGATCGTAGAGCCTTTCTAAATCATTAGCCCAATCTGGGCGTTTTGTTAAACACACTTCGAGGTGTGAAATCATTAAATGTCGATTAGCAGCCATAGCTGAAAAAGACTCAACAGGCATATTCATTTTCTTACGTGCCTGGAGCATATCGATCAAATCCCGTTGGGCTAATGTAGGTATTTTATGGGTAAATTCTCCTTCCCATACTTTTCCTCTAGCGTCAGTATAATTAAAATCAAAAGTATACTCTTTCCTAGCTTTGGGATCTTCATTTAGATCTACGGCCTTAGTCTTAGCCTTAACCGATTCGGATTCTAATCGAGTTTTAAGCTCAGCAGTAGTAGGCAAATGCTCAGGCTTTAGCCGATCAGCCAAAGAAGATTCATCTGAAATGTTGGATGTCATAGTGTCGCTCTCCAGTGTTGTTTGACGTCAACACTATAAGGAAAGCGACCCTAAAAGGCTAGACCTGGCTACTAGGCCGAAACTTCATCTTCATCTAGTACGCGGATCGCCACAAAGGTCATATCTTCGCCAACTACCCCACGAGCGTCAATAGTCCAATTATGGCTAGCGATTTTAACCTGCTCAACCGTGGCAAATCTATTTCCAGTATGGGTGTCTTCAATCCGAGCAACCATATCGCCACTAACCAAAATGTTCTCTAGGTGCTCGTTAGTATTGGCCCCTACCTTAGGGAATAGACCTAAACTCTTTAACGTTTCACCAACAATACGAAATTGAGAGGCTGTAAAAGTTACCCGATAAGCAACTGGTACAAACTCTTCAACTTCAATATTACCAAAGATTTCCACAGGATCATACTGAATTTCCTCAGTAACCGCTACATTACGAGCATACCCAATAGGAATACCCGCTAATGAAAAGCGTGCCCGTGCACCTGTAAATAATCTGTTTTTCTGAGCCATGGCAAACGCTCCTTAACTAGCGATTACTAAATGGATCGTTGACTGCACAAAATTAATCGGAATTACTGGGGCTATCTCTACCGATACCTCCAGCACATCTGCTATTAATTCTATATCCAAAGATCGATATTGTACTAATATCCCCTCATCAACCAACAACCCTAATTCTCCGATAGCAACACCACCCGCAGCATTAACTGTACCCGCAAAACCTTTACGACCTACCGCATACTCCATTGCAGTCCTAAAGGTATAAACGGAATAATTAGCCGCCTCATTTACACTACCCTCGATAAACGCCAAATTGTTTGAGCTTAAATGGGTGGTAACGTTACGTACCCAACGACGCCCAACGCCTTCAACGTTTTCCATGAAAAGCAACCCAGCTTGAATTAACTCTTCAGCATCATCAGCCGGATTCCAACTAGTATCCTGACTAAAGTTTAAAACATTAGGCTGTTTAAACGTTAACGATGTACCAACCGGACTACCCGCCTGCATACCAGCAGCTACAGCCGCTGTAAAATATGGTGGGAAAGTAGTACGTACACCTTGAGTATTAAACCGATCAACTGCCTGGGCACATGCGCGGATATGGCGTGAGTTGAGGTCAATAATTTGCGTCTTAGCCTCAGCCTTAGTAGGCACCGCTGTTAGTCCAGTATTGAGTAAGCCTACAAAACCATCACGCTCACTACGCCCAATACCACCCATATAGGCACAATGGGCATCCACCGCCGCATGCACTGCGGGATCACCTGTTAACGCAACAACCGAATTAACACGAATCTGCTTTAACCAATTTAAAGCAGCTTGCCAGTTAGCAAACGAAGTTGTGCCCTCGATACCACCCGATAGGAATATAGGCGACGTAGTATTACTAGGCGCACCCCCTGTAGCTCCAGTAGCTCTAGCTGCGGTAACCAATTGGCTATTGGTATTAATCCAATCAATTACGGCGTATAGATCAGCAGTAAAATCAGGCTCTGCTGGTGAATCAATATTAACCGCGGCTACTGACACATCAAGGTTATCAGTTAAAAAGCTAGTATTTCCAGTTTCAAGCGTTAAAGTAAAACCATCTCCACCTTCTATTCTAGCATTCACATAATCGGCCAACTGTTGCACTGTCGTATGTACAGCCGGAGTAGACTTCAAAGCATCACCGGTCATAGTTACCGTATTGGCGGCAGCCACATCACCCAAAACAATACCGGCAATTTTGGTCCAACTACCCGTAGTATTGATTGATGTTGCTCCAGTCAACGTAACCTTTTCTAATACTGTCGCACCAACGGTATTGGCACCTTCAACGATTACAACACCAGTCTCACCCACACTAGAGGATAACTGTAATTGACCGTTAGCGAGAAACATAGCATTACAAGTCACCATGCCCTGTACTAATTCAGTTGGAGCAAACGTTAAAACATCAGCACCGCCACCCTCGGGATCTACACTAATAGTGCCAACCGCAGCCGAACTAAGCTTAGCCCCGTATACTGCTGAGAATGTTTGCGAACCCCTTTGAGAAATAACACCCGTTAACTGCAACGTTTCAGATACAGGATCTCCAGATCCATCTAATCCATAAACAGTAATAAATTGAGTATCACTGCCAGATGTGGAAACGACATCGATAGCACTAGAACTAGGCAACTGTGTACCAATATCGCTATCAAGCCCAAGCTCAGCTTTGGTACCATTAGCTTCTAGCTCCCCACCCGCATTAATTTGGCCGGTCATAGAATCCCAGCCAGAACTTGCGGTGGCTTCACTATAAGTCAATTTAAAAATGGCATCTCCGCCTAAGTCATCAACACTTTCGGTTATCTCTTCAAAGATAATTGTAAGCAGTTTACCTTGAAGTGTACCATCCGCCACCGAAACGTTTATTTGCTCTGTAAAAGCACCATAGTCTTTGCTGGTAAGGTCTATAGCATCACCTTGAGCATTCACTAATGTGGCGACACTCGCAGTAGCGGGATTAACCTTCATTGCCACTACTTCTTGAGCGCCAGCTAAAATCTGGTCATCATTAGAAGGCTCAAACAATATCCCCGAACCCTCTAGTAAATCCCCACTTCGAAAAGTTTGCCGTGGAGATTCGGGCTTAGTAAACCGCATAAAATCATCTACGGTTTCTAACTCTGTTACAGGTATACCGCCCTCGGCAGTACCCAATAGTGCAACAATACCAGAAGCGCCTAGACCCACCTGCTCTAAGCCGGTAGCGTCTACCTCCGAATACGAGCCTGGTACGCTGGTAACTCTGCCCGCAAAAAAGATTGTGGTAGCCATAACCTTTATCTCCTAGCCCATGGGCCGATTTAAGAATTCAGCGTAACTCACACGCCATTCTTTTATAGTCATTGGTCCTAATTTATGTCGAATCGCATAATTCTGATAACCCGCCATTTGATCTAACTTGATACCGCAGGCAGTAAGAAAAACACGAAGGGATACCGCGTTAGGATTTGGATACAATTTTTTCGGCGCTGGTTTTTCCATTTTTGGAGCAGTCAAAACTAAAGGAGTAGCTTCTTCCTTTTTAAGCTCTTCCTCTTCTTTAGTTTCTTCTACCTCAGACTCCGCCATATTATCGATTATTTCTTCAGTATCTTTAATTACTTTTTTACGCCGAGCCATTATTCGTCACCTTCCGTATACACGCCTACTAAGGTCTTTACCTCGCCAACATCGCTGGGACTACCACTTTTGTCAATATGTATCCCACGGACTTTAAAAGCTTTACTAAGGGCGATTATTGCGTCTACTCGTTCAAACTCTCGTTGTGTTTTAATTACAAATCTACGCGCAAAAAGATGACTTGGAATGTACATAGGATCAGGTGCCAAGTCCATACCGGAAAAATGATTTTGAAATAACCCATAATCGCTTAAAGGTGCAGCCACTAAAGCAGATTTCAATATTTCATATAAGTATAACGTATGATCAGGATGTTCTGTATAAAGTAAACACTCATAAGTGTATTCCCAAATTGAGCTTAATATTTCTGAACCATCATCATCCTGTACCGCAAAGTCGCTTAAATAATGCTCAGTCTCACTTTCTGAACCCAAAACAATCGATATTATCGGAGGATTATCTTCTGTACGTGCGTATTGATGTTTAATAGTGGGAAATTTTTCAGTCAATAATTGTTGAATACCTGACAATTCAGTTTCACTTAATTCATAAGTTTCAAAAATAGAACGTAAAAGAGACGGATTATCCCTTACTTCTTCAAATCCAGCCTTTATCACTTCATATAAAAATCGTTGTATCATAACGCATTATCAACATAGGTCTGAAAGGCCATAGGTGCTATTTGCTGTACAAACTGATGTACCTTATTAACAAAATTACGGCCTGGTGTTCTAGGTCTAATCCAAGGGCTTGACCCCACGCCCTTACCCGACTTGTCTACAGCTATAGTCCTAAAGGTTGCATACTGGCTTTGTGTGGCTGCCTTATAGGTTTTTTCTTCTCTAAGCATACCCGAATAAATATCGGTAGCATGATAAGGTCTCAACTTAGGCGCCATCCCCTCTTTTAAACGTTCCCCATAAGCTACCTTTTTACCTGGCATACTTTTGGTTGGTGCTAGTTTTTTAGCGGCCGCATG